GGCTGCTCTCCCAACTTTCCATATCCACCGTACCAAAGCTGAACGAACCGCTGTAGTATGGTATTGCCGTACCGCCTGTAGCGAAGTCGATGCCGGCGTTGCCTGTAACGACCTCCTTCTGTTCGAGTGTGACTTGGTTGCCTAGCGTAGTCTCTGATGCAAAAGTGATGCTGTCGCCGGTGCCTTGCGTACCGTCGCCGGGGAAGATGCGCAGGATGAACAGCACATTGTGAGTTCCTAGGCTTCCGGTCTGATTGCTGCCACCGATACCCAACACCACTACGTTGAGCGTGACATCTAAGCCGACCTCATCGTCCACCAGTTCCGGCACTTGCACGCTTACCTCGCTGATAGCCTCGAAGCCATAGAACCTGTAGTACTGCCCAATCACTACGCTCTTAGTGCCTGCGGTACCGCTCCAACCGTTGTCGGTGTAATACTGGTCTCCAAACTTGATAGTGAAGTCGGCGCGTACGGTGTAGAAGTTGCCAATGTCAATGGGAGCCGACGGCACCGGTGCGATGTCGATGTTGTGGAACAGCGTCACCAGGTGAGTGCTCTCAGCAAAATACAGGCGGTCATCGTCCGCCAATTCAATGTCGTTGGTGCTGCCGCTAAGTGTGGTGTATCCAGTGTTGGACTGGAACAGAAACTCATTGCCGCGCGTGATGCGCTCGCGTGTGACTCGCTTGGTCGGTCGGCTGTACTCGATGCTGTTGCCGGCCATCTTATCGAAGCCTATGCCGTCGGTTATGAGCATGTTTGTAGTCCACGTTACGCGGTCTATCGTGCTCCACGTTGCCTCTGCTCCGCTTGCGTCGTACTGCTTTAGGTCGTTCACGAATGCATCGCTTTCGCTGCGCTGCTGGTACTTATTCATTGGCAGGAAGTGCCAAATGCCTTCAGCCTAAAAGACGCGCGCGTTGTAGGTGATGGCAAGACTACGCAGAATCTCAAAGGCGTTGTAGTACTCCGTTGGCTGCGTACCTGCAATAGATGGCAAGTACATAATGCCTTCGCCAAGCCAGTCACTACCGGTGTACCCCGTCGGCTTGATGTCGTTGGCGTACCTGATAAACAGACTGTCACTATCCCACAGCGCAAACGCCCGCGTTAGCTTCAGCGTTTGGTATATGTAGTCTACAATCGTCGGCGATGACGCCAGCGTCAAGTCGTCGGCTGTCGTCTCCTTCAGCTGGTTGAGGTCGTCGGCTGCCGTCAGGTTGACCGCCGATGGTGTCGGCTCGTCCATCTGTTGCGTCTGCTCCGGGATCAGGATGCCACGCCAAAAGACCGCCTCGTTTACGGTGCCTGGGTCGGTCAATATCTCGATGGGGAACTGTGCCTCCGGTGCTCCGGGAACGGTGGTGTTCAACCACGTCTCAAAGTCGCCGCCTTCGTTGTAGACGGTGAAGTCAATCTTACTTGGTATGATGGGTTGGTACTGGTCTTGGTTGTTGCCTTCGTAGCTCAACACAAAACCTGGAGTGCCTGCCGTTATCTCTGACGACGTTGTATTGTGGTCGTTGTCATAGATGTTAATGCGGTACTGTTCTCCGACATCATTCTGAAAATCTGTATGGAATCGGACAGCCATTAGAATCCTCTCACTCGGTTACGGTCCAGCGCGCTGCGCTCGTTGCTCAATAGAATATCGGTACCGCGGATCATGCCGGTGACGGTGACGTTGCCGCCGCCCATCATTGATTGCAATTTGTCCAGCGGTGCGATTACCTCCGGGTTGCTCATGCTTGTTCCTGGTCCTTCGCCGACGAGGCCCATTACTGGCCCGCTCACCAATCCTCCAGACGCAAAGGCGGAAACACCAAACTGCCCGCCCATAAACTTGCCAAGTCCACCTTGTACCATGCCACTACCGGGAAACAGAATGGACATAGCAGCAAACGCCGCTAGCATTGCCGCCAGCTTAATGAGCATCTTCTCCAGCATGTCCAGCATAAACTCCTTAAAGTGTCCGGCTCCGGCTGTGATGCTGGTGAACGCCTGCTCCATCAATCCCGGTAACTTGGCGCCGGCAAAATTACCGAGCACCACCATGCTGTCATTGGTGGTGATGGCTGCCGCAGTGACTTCCTCGTAGCTGCCTTGCAGCACGTGGTTCGCCTGCGCTGCCGCCATGATGTCGCTGGCCATCGTGCCATGCATCTCCTGAGCTGCGCCCATCGTCAGCAAGCGCGACTTCTCTACCTCCAGCAGTTGCTTCTTGACCTTGACTTCTTTCTCAGGTGCTGCCGTTGGCGCTGCCGCCTCTCCAAAGCCTGCCGGCGCATCGGGTAGCGTGCTCAAACTAGTACTAGCAAATGACATCGCCTCGGTCACCCGGTCGTACATAGCCGCCGCGCCTTCAAAGTGTCGTGCACTGGCTTCGGTACCTAGTGCCTGGTTGACTGCTAGAGCTGTGTCGTGCGCTGCCTTTGCCTCCTCTTGTAGCGCTGCAATATTGCCTTTGTGCGCGTCGCGCAGCCTGACAGTAATATCGTAGACCTCCTCCCGTGACTTAACTAAGTCGTCGTCACCGATAGACATGCGCTTAACGTCTTCGGTGATCATGTCCAGTGTGCCAGTGATGGCAGCAAGCAAGCCGGACTTCTCTGCAAACTCACCCAATGCCAGCGTGACGTTGTCTAGTGCCGTGCTGAATTTGCCGCCCACAGTCTCCGATAGGTTGGCCATTGCGTCATTAGCGAAACCACCTTCGGTAGCCATATTGGCCAGCGCTTGGTTGTACTCATCAACCGATACCGAGCCTGCACCGAACTCCATATTAGCGTCGCCGGTAACCTTCTTCAGCTCTGCGAAAATTGGTATACCACGTTCGGCCAGTTGGTTGAGGTTCTCAAGTTCTACTTTGCCTTTGGCCTGAACCTTTGAGAACGCCGCTGCAATGTCGCTGATGCTATTGCCGGACGCCGCTGCGATGTCGCCAAGCATGCGCATCCGGTCGTTGATGTCGTCGACACCTACGCCGACGGCAATCAGTTGGCGCGCGCTGGTGGCTACCTCCTGAAGTCGAAACGGAGTTGAGGCTGTAAACTCGTTGAGCTTAGACACCATGCTCGCGGCACCTTCGGCGCTGCCCATGATAGACCTAAAGCCTACCTTCAGCGTCTGCAGCTCGGCACCGGATTTGATTACAGCCGTCAAGCCTGCCGCCACGCCGGTCATGATTGCAGCGCCGGCACGACTGGCCATAGCCGAAATCTCCCCAAAGTTCCTGCGGAAGTTGGACTTAGTCCGGCGCAGGTCTGCGTTGAGCTTGGTTAAGCCTCGTTTACTGAGGCCGATAGTAACCTTTAGATCCTTAAGTTTTGCCATCGCTAATCTTATTCAAGGCGTTCTTTAGCATCTTGTTGCTGCCTTTCTTTCGTGCCTTCTTCTCCCATGGGAAGATACAAAGGTCGTGAGGCTTAATGCTGTGACCTTTCTTAGAATGCGGTGCCAACGCTAACGTAGCCGACCACCGTGCGCGCTCCCACTCTTGGCGCTGCCTGGCTTCCTCTTGTTCGTGCATGCCTTGCGCGGCGTACAGAAACTCTTCCAACGTCATGTCATAAAACGAAGATGGGCTGAGACGCAATTGCCCCAACCCAATCTTCATACAATCCTCAAGAGTCAGCGGCTTGCCTTCGCTTTTTTTTGAGTCTTTTCGCCGCCGCTAAACAATGCGACGAGCGCATCACTTATCGTTGGCATGTCTTCGTGTCCAATCAAACCGAGAAAATCATCACGATCATAATTGAACGCGGTCTTTGTATGCTTGGCACCGGACACAGCAAAATGATACATAAACGTACAGATGGCGTTTATGTTTTCGCGTTCACGAACCTTGCCGTCCAAGTCCTTGTATTCCTCCGTAAGACTGGACATATCAATGTTGTCGTCTCGCTTGGCGTTAGCCAGTGCGCGCATGTCGCAACGGAGCGTGAACTCTTTACCCGAAAGTGTAACCTTCATTAAGCGACGACCTGCGTAATAGCTCCGGTGATTTCAAACGTGGCGCTGTAGGTCACGTTGTCTTCGGTTCCGCCGCTTACCTCCAGCGAGGTGCAGAAACCGTTGCAGGTGTAGTTGTAATCGTCTGACGCATCGTCAAAACCGAACACGAGAGCAACAGCCTGACGTTGATCTAGCGCGGTAAACAATGTGCCACCAGCGCCGCCGGATGCATCGTCGTCAACCAAACCGGAAACGCTGATAGAGCCGGACCGCAAACCTTCGGCCAGCTCACGGTAGCCGGTGCTGTCTTTGGTTGTGATGTCGCGCGTCTC